ATCTGGACTCCAGAGTGCCGGCCGATCCTATCGCCGAGCAGACGCTGCTGCGTCGAGTTGCCAGTCGCCCCGGCGGATGCAATAACCGTTTCGGGCACGATTACCTTTGAGGAAATCGGCGGATAGCAATGGCTCACGTTTTTAGACGGCCATTCAACTATACCTCTCGCGGCGGGATACGATTTCCGTTTTCCGCGCCACAGCCTGTTTTGGTTAGCCTCACGGACGCAGGCTCCGGAGCGGATATCATCGGTGGCATTAGTAATGTCCTTGCTCTTTCAGACTCAGGATTGGGTGCCGAGACTTTTTCAGGAGCTGCAAGTCTCCCGTTACAAGAAAGTGGTTCAGGTGCTGACTCGATTGCAAATATCCTGGCATCTTTAAATATTTCTGACTCCGGCTCTGGGGCGGATTTATTGAATCAGCTTTTAGCCTCTTTAGGTCTTCAAGATTCTGGAGCCGGGACAGAAGTAGCAAGTATTTCAGCATCTTTAAGTCTTTCAGACTTAGGATCAGGAGTCGATGAAATATCTCTTTTTATTTTAAAAGGGATTCTGGATGCCGGTTCTGGTACCGAAGCAATAAGTATTTCGGCTTTATTTGGCCTCTCGGATTCCGGTTCTGGTCTTGATGAAGCCCAAGTACAGGCTCTTATATCTCTAATAGACTCTGGCTCAGGAGTCGAAGCAATAAGTATTTCAGCTTTATTGAGCCTTTCAGACTCTGGCTCTGGTCTCGATGCTATAGATATTTTTATTTTACTCTTTAAAGAGATTACAGACTCCGGCGCTGGTGAAGATGCTGTTAGCGATATTCTGGCTTCATTAAATGTTTCTGACTCTGGAGTCGGAACGGATTTATTAAATCAGCTTTTAGCCTCTTTAAATATTTCGGACTCCGGAGCCGGCTCAGATTTAGTCTCTCAGCTTTTGGCATCTTTAAGTATCTTAGACTCTGGAGCCGGGGTCGATGTAGTAGATGTTCTTGTTGCTCTTTTAAAAACTATTTTGGATTCAGGCTCCGGTGACGATGTCGTTAGCGTTTTTCAAGATGTTTTAAATCTTTTAGACTCGGGTGCTGGAGTAGATACTGTCAGCAGTATTTTAGCTTCTTTAAATATCCCAGACTCAGGAGCAGGTGTCGATAGTGTTTCATCATACATCCTAATAACTCTTTCGGACTCTGGCTCAGGAACAGATTTAGTAAATCAGATCTCCGCCGCTTTAAATATTATAGACTCTGGTTCCGGTGTCGATACTCTTACACAGCTGTTGGTATCTTTAAGTATCTTAGACTCTGGCGTCGGTATTGAGTCTATAAGTGTTGTTCAAGAGGGCGAGCTTAAAACTATTTATGATTCTGGTTCAGGAGCAGAAACTCTTGGGGCCACAGTAACACTATCAATCTCAGACTCTGGCACCGGTGGGGATTTAATCCAACAGTTACAAAATATTTTTAGTATTCTCGATACAGGATCAGGCGAAGATTTAATTCAACAATTACTAAATACTATAAGCATTCTTGATTCTGGTTCCGGCTTTGATGAAGCAACTATCGAACAATTAGGTGAATATGTTTCTATTCTTGATGCCGGATCAGGGGACGACGTTTTAACAAGTATCACAGCAAATGTTACAGTACCAGATGCCGGAACAGCTTTAGAATTGATTTCACAAATCCAAAATGTTTTTGGTCTAACAGATTCTGGCCTCGGTGTTGATCTTGTTGTTGTTATGACTTTTTTGGCACAGGGCCGAGTTCGCGTCACATTCACTACCCGGCGACCGGGTGCAACCTTCACAACCCGAAAACCGGGTGTGACACTACACTAATGAAAGGAGTCTAAGATGCAAGTAGCAGACAGAATCAACTGGAAACCGAAGTACACGATCACCCGCTATGCCGATGAACTCGCCTTCTTGGAAGGACGCGCGACGCCCGTCATCGACGCAATGGGAAAAGAACTCCCGGCGGTCAGTGAGTTCGAAGGCAACCTGCTCCTGAATGAAGGTATTCAGGCAATGTGGGATCTGGTCTGTGGCATCGGCAGCCCGGCGGCCTACAGCAACGCCAATGCCCAGATCGGAGTCGGAGATTCCAGCGCAGCTGAGGCCGCAACTCAGACGGATCTCCAGGCCTCCACGAACAAACTTTTTAAAGCGATGGAATCCGGCTACCCGTCGCGCACCAACCAGACCATGACTTTCCGGTCAGTTTTTGGCTCCGCAGAAGCCAACTATGCCTGGGCCGAATTCAGTGTGCGGAATGGTGGCACAGCAGACAAGAACATGAACCGCAAGGTTTCGGCGCAGGGAACCAAAGCCAGCGGCCAGACCTGGACGGTCGATATCGCAATCACGCTCAGCTAAATGGTGCTTTATGCCTATTAGAGCTACAACATTTGCTGTTGAGCGGTCCACTTTCGTGGTCCGGGCATCTTTTTTTGATGAGGACGATGGAGAGATCATCCCAGATACCTTAAAATGGACTCTGCAAGATGACCAAGAAGTTGTCATAAATTCAAAAGAGGATGTTGTTATTCCAATCCCGGATCACGAAGTGGATATTGTTCTCTCTGGAGCTGACTTGATTCTACGAGATCAGCGAAATGTCTCAGAGGTACGTCGGCTTATTATTATGGCGACGTATACAAGTACGCTCGGAGCCGGTCTTCCTTTGAACGAGGGGGTTGAATTTTTGGTATACAATACAAACCCCAAGGGTGCCCGTTTTGCATAAGTTAGAATTACTCCTATATAATTCTCTTGTTGCTGGTCTTCAGCGGAAGGCTATCTCTAAAGCCTCGCGATGGGCATTGACATATAGAGAAATGGGGCAACCTTTCACTGGAAGATGGACATTTGATCATCATCCTTGGCTCTTAGACCTCCATGATTGCGAAGCTGAAACTGTTATTGGGCAAAAAGCTGCACAGATGGGATATACTGAAGCAGCCTTAAATAAAGTTTTCAAGGCTATAGATGTAGATATGATTAGCGTCCTATATGTTTTGCCAGCCTCAACGCCAGATGCTAATGATTTTTCCACGGCTCGGTTTGATCCAGCTCTTGAAATGAGTCCACATTTAAGGACTCTTTTTACAGATGTAAAAAATATTGGACATAAACGGGCCGGGAATGCCAATTTATATATCCGCGGTTCAAGAAGCCGGAGCCAGTTGAAAAGTATTCCTGTTGGGTTGGTCATTGTGGATGAAAAAGATGAAATGGTTCAAGAAAATGTCCCAATGATCTTTGAACGTATGTCTGGACAATTGAATAAACAGATTTTTCAAATCTCTACTCCGACGATTGACAACTATGGGATTAATGCAGATTTTAAAACCAGCACTCAACACCTTTATTATTTCAAATGTCCACACTGTAGTAGGTGGACTCATTTGATTTTCCCAGAATGTTTGATTATAACTGGAGAAGAAATCACTGATCAGAATCTCAAAAATTCTCATCTTATTTGTAAAGAGTGCAAACATATTCTCGAACATAAAGCAAAACAAGAATTTCTAAGTCTCTCAAATGCTAAGTGGATTCCAACATATGATGATCGAGACGTCTTCGGCTATCATATTAGTCAACTATATTCAATGACGGTGCGTCCAGATGAGATTGCAAAATCTTATATTAAAGCACAAAGCAATCCAGCTGACGAACAGGAGTTTTATAATTCTAAATTAGGGATTACACACATTGTCGAAGGGGCAAGAATAACTGATCAAAATATTATTGACTGTACTGCTCAGCATAAAAAGACTGTCACTTTTGCAAAAGATGGCCTTTTTACAATGGGTATTGATGTCGGAAAATGGCTTCATTTTGAAATTGACCAGTGGTTTTTCAAACCAGAAGATTTACAGTCTGATTTGAGTGTGTCGGCTATTTGTAAGCTTATCAATGAGGGGAAAGTCCTTGATTTTGAAAAGCTCGATGAATTGATGCGTCGTTTTAACATCAGTTTCTGTGTGATTGACGCCCACCCTGAAAAACGAAAAGCTCTTGAATTTGCTCAAAGACACAAAGGCCATGTCAAGCTCTGTTACTATGGCAATAGTCAAAATAACTCTAAACAGATTAATATTCATCCGGAAGAAGAATATACTATTACTGTAGACAGAACTTCTTGGTTAGATATGAGATTTTCAAGATTCAAAAATAAAAAAATCTTTCTTCCAATCGACTTAAGTACCGAATATAAAACTCATTTAAAGTCTCTTGTTCGTATTTATGAAAAAGATAAAGACGGGAATCCGATTGGACGCTATGTTAAAAGTGAGCACGATGATGACCACTTTGCACATAGTGGAAACTACGCAGAAATAGCTTTGCCGCTTGCCGCAAGTCTGGCTGCCAATTATAATATTGGGAGAATCTTTTAATGGCTACGAGAAAAATTAAAATTAATGAGATTTTTCATCCAGACTATCGAGCGAATGCTTTCGAATGGCGGAAATATCGTTTGACTTTCGAAGGCGGCAAAGCCTTTGTAGATGAATATTTGAAGAAGTTTTCGATCAGAGAAGACAGCAATGACTTTGCTACAAGAAAATTAATTACTTATTGTCCGGCTCACGCAAAAGCGGCAATTGTTGACATTAAAAATGCAATCTACCAACGACTCGTAGAGATTCAGCGAATCAATGGGCCAGAGTCATATAAAATTTCTATTAATGGAGGAAAAGGTGGTGTCAATAAAGCCGGGATGACAATGACCACCTTTATTGGTACTGAAGTTTTGCCAGAGTTAATTGCTTTATCAAAAGTCGGTATTTTTATTGACAAGGGTTTGTACTCTGGGCCAACAAAATTAGATTCCCAAGATATTTCTCCTTATTTGTACTGCTATCCGACTGAGGATATTCACTCTTGGACATATGAAGATAATATTCTTACAGCTATTTTGTTGAAGGATTATGTTGAGGTTGCCGATCCTGCTACAAACCTTATCATTGGGAAACAAGAAAAGTATCGGTATCTTCGTCTTTTAGAAAACGGCGTGAGCATGACCCTCTATAATGCCGATGGAAAGCAAGAAGGAGAGACCATCATTCGTCCTCTTTCAAGGATTCCTTTTGTAATTGCAAAAATTAGCCAAAGTCTTTTGACTGATGTTGCTGATTACCAAATTGCTCTCTTGAACTTAGAGAGTTCGGATATTGGCTATTCCTTGAAAAGTAATTTTCCTTTTTATGTGGAACAATTTAATCCACAGTCTGAATCTTTTATGAAAGTTTTTCAGGCTGACAATACGGAAACAGGCGAACCAGCCAGGGAAAATGTTACAGCAGATGGCATCGAAGACGCGAGAGTCGGTGTTACACATGGTCGAAAATACGCAAAGGGGCTTGAAAGGCCTTCTTTTATAAATCCATCTTCTGAGCCGCTTAGAGCCAGCATGGAAAAAGAAGACCAGCTTAAGGAGGATATCCGAAAGCTTGTTAATCTTTCTCTAAGAAATCTTGCTCGTCCGGCTGGTTCACAATCTGCTGACTTGACAGATGAACAAGGTCTTGAAGCAGGTCTATCATATATCGGAATGGAACTCGAAAGGGCAGAACGTGAGATTTCAGAAATCTGGGCACTTTATGAAAAAGACAAACCAGCTATTATCAAATATCCTAAAAAATATAGTCTAAAATCTGAGAAAGAGCGTGTTGAAGAAGCCAAAGAACTCATCAAGATCAAGGAAACAGTCCCATCCAAAACCGGTAAGAAAGAAATCGATAAGCAAGTTGTAACAATTGTCCTTGAAAACAAAGTTTCTTTTGAGACTCTTGAAAAAATTAAGGGAGAAATTGACACAGCGATTGTCACAGTGACAGATCATGAAACAGTTCGAGAAGACCATAAAGAAGGTCTTGTTTCAGACAAAGTTGCTTCGACTGCCCTTGGTTACCCAGACGGTGACGTTGAGCAAGCTAAAAAAGATCATGCTGAAAGAGCTTCAAGAATTGCTGAAGCCCAATCTCGCGTTGCAAACCGTGGAGTAAAAGATTTACAAAATCTCAATGACGATGATCTTGATAAGATAGACAAAAATCGTCGGGGAGCTTCTGATGACAATAATTAGTATCACGACTCTTTCTCAGCCGTTGAGCATTGTTCTCTCTGACCAGGACGCCTTGTATGGTATAAAGAGAGCCGACAATAATGTTGTTATTGCTTTGCCGGGGACAGCTGTTACGGCTATAGATGCCTTGAATTATCAATATTCTTTTGATGATCCGGCATACGATTTAGAGTATGATTATTGTTTCAAGATTGAGTATTCCCTTGGTGTCTATACATACGTCCTCTCCTCTATAGATGGCCCTGGATTAGTCGAAGAAGGAAAATCTCTTGTTAGTCGGCCAGATGCAGATGTTTATTTTAATGATAGGCTCTCTATTAAAGCTTGGGAAGAAGCCCTTGACAGGGAAAAAGAAAAAGCCTTAACGATGGGGACAAAGATTATTGATAGGCTACAGCTATGTTCTCTTACCACGATTCCTCAAGATTTGAAAGATGCTACTTGTGAGATTGCCTATTCATTGTTAGACGGTAGGAATCCTGATGACGATTTTGAAAATCTCAATCTCGTTACCAGTCAATACTCAAGTGTGCGGTCAACCTACGACCGTTCATTTCCGATGGAACATATTGAGGCAGGCGTCCCAAGTATTACAGCTTGGAGACTTATAAAGCCTTATCTTGATGTTTCAAAGGGAGTACAACTAAGTAGGGTGTCTTAGGAGGCATTATGAATTTTTATTTTAAAATTTGGGTGACGGTTTTTGATGGCGATGATGATGCTGCTATTGTTTCTGAGCTTGAGGGCCAACTCTCAAAGATTTCTGATCAGAACTCAGCAGACTATAAAAAGACGACAAAGCTTCTTACAGCCGCGCGGCTGGCCGTTGATGTGAAACAGGGGAAATATCTTCCTCAAGAGAAAGTCAATTCTCTTTTGGCCGATGACAAGAGGAAGCATCAAGAGGCCCATCGTTCAACCTTGGAAGAGTTACAGGCTATCCAGGCCAAGGCCAACCTCTCGAAAGAAGAGAGGGATGAACTGGAAAGAAGAATTTCGGAAACTCAATCTCTTCTCAGAACGAAGGAAGAAACGTCTGCTCAAGAGCGTGAGAAACTCGTCAAAAAGCACAATGCTGAACGGGAGTCTCTTTCTCTTGAGCGTGACTCTTGGAAGAAACGCTACACTGAATCAACGATCAAAAATACTATTTTGTCGGCTGCTGCCGGATCAACTCCAAAGGTAATTAATCCGGAGCAAATTCTGATTATTCTGCAGCCAAAGACTCGACTCGTCGAGGAACTCGGTGAAGACGGCAAACCAACCGGAGAATTTATTCCTAAAGTTTCTTTTGTAGACAAGGACAAGAACAAGAAGACTATCGTTCTTGATCTTTCTCCCGAGGATGCGGTCAAGAGAATGTCTGAAATGGAAGAACATTTTAACCTATTCAGTGCCGATGGGCAGCAAGGTTTTGGTCGCTTTCGCGCAGGAAAAGGAAAAGAGATTCCTGTACGGGAGATTGCGAAAGATCCTGCGGCTTATCGGGAGGCCAGAAAAAAAGGACAACTAACCTTTTAAGAAAGGATTTACTGAATCATGAAAAAGATCTGGGTTCCAGTTTTCGACAACTCCCTCGATGCTCTCTATCCTGAGGTCTGGGCGCAAGAAGCCTTGATGGTTCTTGAGGCTCAGACGGTCGGTTTGAACTTCGTCTATCGCGATTTCGATGACGCCGTCGCCAACTACGGGGATATCGTGAATGCCCATCGTCCGGGATCTTTCACGATGAAGCGCAAGTGGCACGCCGACTCCGTCGAGGATCAGGATGCCACGGCGACGAATGTTCCGGTCGCCCTGAATCAGCATCTCTACACAACCTTCATCATCAAGGACGGTGAGGAAGCCCTGTCCTTCAAACAGCTGCGGAACATGTATCTCATCCCGGCCGTCGAGAGCATTGCCCAGGGTGTGGACAGGATGATCCTGTCCCAGGCCTACAAGTTCCTGGGGAACTCCGTCGGGAAACTCGGCACCGCTCTCGGCAAGCAGGCAATCGTCGATGTTGAGACGAAGTTCAACACTCTGAAAGTCCCCATGAACGCCCGGTATGGCCTTCTGACCCCACAGCAGAAGGGTGATCTTTCGATGGTCGCGGATTTCACGAACGCCGAAAAGATCGGGGACAGCGGCACGGCCGTCCGGACAGGCTCTCTGGGCTTGCTGCTCGGAACCAACTGGATCATGGCCCAAAATGGCTGTTCGATCGCGGCCGGGAATACAACCTATGCCACCGCATTGACGGCCAATGCCGCGGCTGGAGCAACAACCCTCGCCGTGACGGCCTTTGTCGCAGAGCATGACGTCCACCGCGGGGCCTGGCTGACTGTCGCAGGGGATATGACCCCACAGAAAATCACGGCCATCGACGCCGCGGCAGAGACCCTGACCATTTCTCCGGGTCTGAAGTACGCGGCAGTAAGCACGGCCGTTGTGACCATCTATGTACCGGGAGCCATCAATCTCGGTGCAGGATATGCCACCGGGTGGCTGAAGCCCATCGTCATCGACGGCTACTCTGTTGCTCCGCAGGTCGGCCAGCTCCTTTCCATCGGGCCGCTTTCCGCAGGGACACATCGCGCCTGGAACCTGGATCAGTATGCTGCCCTCCAGGCAAGTACCACGGGTCTTCTGCTCGATGTTCCTTTGGCAGAGGATAAAGTGGACAATGGCATTGTCGCCGTCGGCCCCTCCGGAAACTTCGGTCTTTGCCTGCATCCAAACGCCATCGCCGTTGTTTCCCGGCCGCTGCCAACCCCGATTTCCCGCGGAGCCGAAGCCTTTGTCGCGAATTACAATGGCCTCTCGATCCGTGTCGTCGTGACCTATGACGGCGTCAAACAGGGGCATCGGGTGACGGTTGACATGCTCTGTGGCATCAAGGTGCTGGACACAAATCTCGGGATCTGTCTGCTGTCGTAGTAGGGGAATCTATGAGCAATTTAAGGCTGGTCAGAGGGATATTGTATCAGTTGAAGCGGGATTTTCCTTGTGAAATTCTTCTGCGCAATATCTCTCTGTCTGAATCGAACAAGAAGACTGGAGTGATTTCGAAATCCTTTGAAGTCATCAGTGTTCGGAGAGCCATTTTGCTCCCGGCCATTCTCAAGCCTTCTTTTATTTATGACCTGTCTTTTATTGCCGCCAGCAAAAACTTTACTTATGGTGGTTTGTTTGGAGCCAGCACCCGCGTGGTGATTGTTGACGGAAGAGACATTCCTTCACTCTTTAAGATCGAAGAAGGTCTTCAAGTCGTCTTTAAAAATCAAGCGTATGTTCTCAAATCGATCGAGAAGCTTGTAGAAAACTTGGGCTTCCTGTTGACAGTCACCGCGCTAACAACTTCGGAGCCATAAATGGATTCAAATTGGCCAAGATGGATTTATGCTTCTGTTACGGATCATTTTGCCTCCGCGACAAGCTACAAAACATTTGTTGAAGGAGAGCCAAGACTTACTTGGAGTGAAAAAGATTTTATTGAGATCCGGATGGACGGCCCATATTTTACTCAACTTGATGCAGCTGTTTGGGAGGCAATGATCGAAGTCAATATTTTAATCCAGTCAGCGATAGATTTTACAAATCTTCATAAAATTCATACTATGACTGGAATTGTTGCAGCGGCTTTTATCGATGGTCTCCAGATATATAAGTATGGGACGGGCCTTCAGGATGATCAATCTCTCTTAGGGTGTCTTGAATTATTACAGAACAAAAAGGATCGACAGCTTTTGGTAATCAGCCATTTTGGTCAACTCGCTCCAGACAAATTGCTTCAGCAGGCAACTGTTGAGGGACATTTTAAAATTCAACTTGGATAAGGAGACATGCATACATGGCAGCGATCGATCTGAAAAAGGCAACACTCAAGGTTCAAGATGGATCGACGACTCCAAACTCCTTGACGGTCAAGATCGGCGAAGGAAATCTCACTTTTTCCGAAAAGAGGAACATGGAATATGTGCTCGACCGTGGTCTCCTCGACAACGTCAAGGAAGGTGATCAGGTTCCACTTGAGGTCAATTTTGACTTCATTTGGGAATACATCATGGGATCGTCTTCGTCGGCGCCGGGTCTCGAAGAAGCCCTCAAGGGGACAGCCCCCGGATGGGTTTCGACGGACACGGATGCCTGCCGTCCGAAAGCTGTTGATCTCGTTCTGGAATATCTTCCGACTCCCGCAACATGCGGAGACAAGGAAACAATCACGTTTCCTGATTTTCGCTATGAGTCAATCGACCATGACCTCCGAAACGGGACAGTCAGTTGCGCCGGGAAGTGTAATGTTCTCTCCCCGGCAGCAGTACGAGCGGCACAAACTACTTAACTTCTTCTGGAGCGGGCTTCGGCCCGCTCCATACTCAGAAATGAGGGGCGTATGAAATTGCATGGTATAAAACTTCAGGGGCCAGCCACTAAAACTATTGTTCTTCCACGCCAAAATGGTAATCTTGTTTTTACTTTTCAGGCTGTCTTAAACACCGATGAGTTCAATAAGATTTATCCTCCACCGAAGCCTCCAGTCAAAAAACTTCCTGGTGGTGGGAAAGTTGCAGTTACAGAAGACAAAAAATACGGGGAAGAATTACAGAAATGGGGGGAACTTAAAGCCCACTGGGTTTTTCTACAGTCTATAAGTGCAACACCCGGACTTGAGTGGGAAACTGTTGATTCCGCAAATCCTGATACTTGGAAGAATTACGATGAAGAACTTCAAAAGGCAGGATTAACAGAATCTGAAAGGCTCCGGCTTCTCAAAGAATACATTGAAGTCCAGGGTCTTGATGATGACAAGATTTCTCAAGCAACAAACAGTTTTTTAGCTGGTCTTCAGGAGGAGAAAGAAAAGCCATTATCCCAAAATTCCGATCAGAGCGATACGCCATCTGGCGAGGTTGTGAACGCTTAGGAATTTTTCCTCCTGAAGTAAAGAAATCTTGGGATGAGTGTAATATTTGGATTCAGGCTTCAATAATTGCTTACAATCAGTTAAGGACAGTAGAAGAAATTGAGACCTACGCTGATATATGGGCAAGTAAGCATTAGCAATGTGAAGTCTTCTGTTCGGGACTATAAGTATAAGTATTATTTAGCAATGAAACGGTTAATGATGGATGCGGCTGGCGTCTTCGCCGAAAGTGCTATCCAGAGGGTACACGTTGACACGGGAATGTCGGCCGCATCTCTTGAACCTTTTGCTAAAGCTGCAAAAACATCTATTATAGGTCAGGTTGCTCCTCGTAGAGTTAGAAAAGGAATGACCTCAATTTCAGGATTTTATTATAAAAATAGATTCAAGTCAATTCCAGAAGGATTAAAAGCTGGAAAAACAGCATATAGATTTAACTTTGGAACAAAAGATCGCCCATATATGTCTTTTAGATTTTCTATTAAAGTTTGGCAATATATGTTTTGGGAGTCTCGGTGGCAGAGCCTTTTAAATGCCCAGATTGACGCAGAAGTTTTTATTGAAAATAATTATTCAAAATATCTACCAGCTGGATTGAACAAACTTTTTAAATTCACTGGCGGGGTAAATTACTGATGGTTGCTGAAACTGTTGAGCCAAAAGCCAATTTTTCTGCCGTTTTTAAAGAGCTTGATAAGCTCGTTAAAAAATGGGAGAATATTGCCAAAGCCCAGGAAAAAGCTGCGACGAGTGTCGAAAAAGTTTTAACGAAACTCGGCGATACCTCAAAAACTGTCTCTGATTTAGCAAAATCCGTTAACCAAGCTGTCAAAGGCTTTAACGATATCCTGCGTTCCCAACAGGCATTGGCCACTCAAGTAAATTCCACAACTTCAGCAATCCAGAAACAAAAAGTTGCCTTAGACAGTATTTCTAAATCCAATGCTAAATATGCCGGTGATCTTGTCCAAAGAGGCATGACACAAGCTTCAATGACGGGCATCGGAGCAACTTTTGGAGAACAAGCTAATTACAAAAATACTATTGGAAGACTCCGTGAACTTGTTGCTTCGCACGGCATTGCAAGAGAACAGATTCAAAAGATGTGGGAAGAGATAGGGCGCGGAGAAACACAAGCATACACAGGAGCCTTAAGAAAAGTACGAAACGCCCTTATTGAAACAAAAGTAGCAAGAGAAAAGCTTGGTGAAGCTGAGAGAAAATCCCAAGCAGTTTTAAAAGCCTCTGCAGATGCCCAAGAACAGGTTAGATTAAAAACTGAAGCAGCAACAAAAGCAATCCAGCGCCAAGCTGCTATCATGCAGGCCAGAAATGTGGCTTCTCGTAAAGCCGATTCTGCCACATCACTCCTTCTGCAGCAGGGTGTTACAACAGCTGATATAAAAACAAAACAATCCTCTCCTGAGGAAATCCTTAATTATAAAAATGCAATAACGAGAGTCCGAGAACTCCGCGCGCAGCATAATATCGCCTATAAGCAGATTGCGAGCATGTGGGCAGATCTCGGACGTGGAGCAATTAAATCTTATGTTGGTGGTTTGAGTGATGTTCAAACTGCCATGCTGAAAGTTAAAACAGCCCAAAATCAACTTGGGGCTTCTTGGACAAAAGCTGTAGATCAACAAGCAGCTGCTTTTGCAAGAACACATTTAGTCTCTGTAAATGCTTCTAAACAGACAAAACAATTAAAAGATCACGTTGAAGAACTAACAGTTTCTTGGAAAAGTTTTACAAGACTTGTTGCCGTTCAAGTTTTGCACCAAGCGATTTCGGCTTTAATGAGAACTATTAGAGACGGAATTGGGACTGTTATCGAGCTTGGTATCCGGATTGGCGAAATCCAAACTATTTCACAGAAACTCCCATTGACTGTAAATCAATGGGTTGCTGGTTTTCGGCAACTTTCAGATACATGGGGAGGCCCACTTCTTGACCAGGTTGCTGCTGGTTATGAAGCAATTTCGGATCAGATTGTCGAAGGTTCAGATACATTTAAATATTTGCAAGAAGTCAATCAGTTTGCTGTAACAGCTGTTTCCACAACAACAGAAGCTGTCCAGCTTCTTGATGCAACAATCAATGCTTTTAAATTAGACACTTCGCGTGCCAATGAGATCGCTGCGTCATTCTTTGCAACGATTGACTTAGGACGTGTTCGTGCATCTGAAATGGCCCAAACATTCGGGCAACTTGCTGTCCCTGCAAGTCAATTAGGGGTTTCCCTTAATGAGTTGCAGTCGATGATTACAGTAGCATCAAGACAAGGTATAAAATATAATACGACAGCCACGTATCTTAGAAACGTTTTCTTGAAACTTATTAAACCGACCGAGGAGATGCAGAAATACTTCAGAGAGATTGGTGTTGAGACTGGTCAAGCTGCTATTGAAACTTTTGGATTCATGAATCTTTTGACCATGCTCTCTGAAAAATTTAATGATAATACCGCTGAAATTGGTAAATTGATGGGCCGCCTTCGTGCTATGCAAGGTACAATGTCCATCACTGGAAAAAATCTTCAGGACGTCCAAAAAGACTATGTTGAGATTACTAAAGCTATTGAAACATATAATGAAAAAATGAAATTTATTATGGAGTCTACTGAAAAAAGACTCGCCATAATGATGGAAAGGATTAAAAACTTTTTTACTGTTGATATCGGAAAGGGTCTTGTTGATTCGATAGATCAGCTTGGGATAAGTCTTACAGCTATTACGGCTGGAGTAAAAGCTTTCTCTGACACAGTGATGTTTGGTGCTGTTGTTGCTGTCTTGGCATTACTCAAATCTTTACTAACTTTAAATCCTATTCTTGCCGGGATTACATTAGGGCTTTCCGCTTTCTTTGTTCGACGTTATCAAATCAGAATGGATGCAGAGCGAGCAGATGAAATTGATAGATTAACAACCGCAAATCAGAAAAAATGGTTAGATCAAGAGTTGGCGGCTATTAATACTGCCTATGATGCAAGGAAAAAGAAAGAAGATGAAATCTATCAAAATCATGCATCAAAATTGGCTCTATTGAAAGGGTTAATTGCTTCGAGTATTGATAGTTATGAAGAACCATATAAAGAGTTCATAGAATCTACAGGACGTTTAGAAGAAAAAGTCATTGATAAAATTCGGGAACAACTCAATGAAACAAAAGAAGAATTAAATAGATTCTCGAATATTGCTGCAAAAAAGATGAAGGACTTCAATAAAGAAGCCCAACATCTTGACTATATTATGGAACGTCGTCTTACCGGACTCGATCGGACTGACCGAAAAGAACCGGATATTGAAGAAAAATTTAAATTTGTTGCTGGCCAAATTACTATTCTTGAAGACGAACTACGTCAAGCAACTATAAATATAAATGAAGACCGATTTGACACAATCAGTGCAAAATTAATTGAAACAGTAAAAAAGGCTATTGACTATTCAGATCAATATACAGAAGAAAAAGGCCCCGGAAGACAATTAATAGCACATGGAGAATCTTTTTATAGATATTGGGTTGGTGAGGCCAATAGGTATAAAAGGATTTTGGAGGGAAACGCAGCCGTCCAGGCAGCTGTACAAGCAGAAAGGCATCAGGCTCTTCAAGATGAAGCCTCAAGAGTAAAAGACTTAGCAAATATTATAACTAAAACTTCTTGGACAGATTTACAAAAAATCGAAGATGCTGAAAAATTTACAAAAGTTTTTGAAGAACAGAAAGAGGCTTTAAAAGCTCTGGAACAATATGGAGCAAAATACGGTGTAGATTTTTATAGAGAGGCACAGCTCGCTGTCGAAAAAATTAATACGGAACATCTCATTGGTCTAAAACAACAAGAATTTGCTATTACTGCTCAACAGCAAATTGCAACAGAAATAAAAAAGCGGCAAGATGAGGAATTAGAGAGAAATAGACAGATTTGGATAGATTATGTCAAGTTCGCTCAGGATGCTTCTCAATCTGTTCGACAGGCTTGGCTTAAAATGGCAATAGAAGATTCAACAATGGGGAGGAATGCAGCCCCAAGACAAGCGAGCGGGCGTTCAGCTGGAATCGACACACAGGCTGCTTGGCTTTCCCCACAAGAAATGGTAATGAATCCTGCTGCAAGTAGAAAATTCTACAGTACTCTTGTGGCATTAAATAGTAGTCAAAGAAGATTTAGCAGTGGAAGTAGCGGGACGACATACAATATCGGTGACGTTAATCTTAATGGCATTTCTCAGAATGTCGATCAAAACATTATTAGGATAGGTAAGGGGATTCGCAAACAACTAAGACTCGGGAGACTAAATCTTGCCACTTAGTCTTACATATAATACAACGACAGTTGTTCTAAGGAGCCCTGAGCTTGATGATATTCTGCGTTTTTCTTCGCAGGCTATTACAAGACAGTTAAAAGGCGGATTGCCAAAAATTTTCAAGGACCCACTCTGGCCCGTTATTGAGATCCGACAATATAGTTTTAGACATTTAAGTAAGACTCAGATAACAGATTTTGAAAATCTATATAGAGCTTCAATCGGACTTTCAATTCTTTTGCAAGAGAGCTATGGGGTCACACTCACTGGTTTTATTATGAACCCTACGATTGAGATTCTTACAATAAAAGATCTTTGTAGTTATGATCTTGAATTTGAGTTTCTCGCAACAGTAGTAAGTTACCTTACTGGAGAATGTGTTGAAGATCCTAATTACACAGCTGTGACTCCAGAGCCAGGTGACCCTGAATTTCATGGTACTCTTGAGAATGATTTTTATTATCAATTTTGGAATGAATTGGGGTCAGAGAGAATGCAGTCTGAGGCTGGAGCCTATGTCTTTAGGGAGAGTTACTAATGGTCACTTTAACATATCCATATGTCTCTCCATCATATACACTACAATTACCTAATCCAGTATTAGGAGATGCCATTCAAATTGAAGAGCCTTTTTCTCTTGATTATAGTGGTTCAGGAAGAATCTACACCTATAAAAAAGCATCCGGCGGCTATAAATTGTTATTAACATTTGATAATCTTTCTTTTACAGAGCGAGCAAATTTGAAACTCTTTTTATATGCTGCTGTTAATAATACAAGTGGATATAAGGATCATTCTTCTGTTCAGTGGAGAGGGATTTTTATAAATGATCCCTTTGAACAGTCAAATAGACATAGGTCATTTGGAGCAATTACACTTGAATTTAAAGGAAGAAAAGTATGAAATTTTCAGATGCTGCTTTAATCCTTTCTCTAAATGACGATGACGAAGTCTTTATGATTCGTCCTGTGGGTGGTGGAAACTATACAGAGGTACGGGCAGCTGTTGATAATTTTTTAAGCAGCCTCTTATCTCTCGTTACAGCTGACACTATTGCCTGGACGGCTGTCAATAAGACTGGGTCTGATTTAGCAGATCTGGTAACAAAAAGTCATACTTCTTTGGATGATATCGGGATAAATTCTCATATTGAGATTGACGATTTTATTGCGGCCCACAGTCCAGCAAAGGTAATTACATTTGCTCCTGTGGAGAGTGACTTTAATGTTCATATAAAAGAAGGGACAATCGCTTTCACCGTCCCGGCTCTTCTTAATGGGTATAATTTGACAGATGTTCTTGTTTCTGTGCATACGCCAGGAACTGGGAGTGGAGCAACCGCTATTCAGATTCGACGTAGGAGAGCAGGAATCAATGCCGATATGCTGAGCACAAAAGTTACCGTGGGAGTTGGTGAATATTTTGCAAATGACGGGATTATTAATACCTCGAATGACGATCTTCTCACTGGTGACCAAATTTATGCTGATATTGATGAGTTGACAGCAACTCCTCCAACTGGACTCTCGATTGCTCTCACGGTGAACAATGTATAAGTATCTTACAGCAGAGGACGTTAGGAATATCCCACAGGAGATGTTGCCCATGCCTGTTCTCAGTGGCTCGATGATTAGTCTTTTTGCATTTGGCGTGAGGATGGTTAAAGATTCTAAATATTCACATTTTATGTGGCTCCATCGTCCGGGGTATTTTGCTTCACAACAGTTTTGGTTCAGGGAAATTCCAGTAGACAAATACCTAAAAGCACTTAATTTATTAAAATTTTGGTATATTGAAGGAATTTCTCAACAAGTAAGAGATATTCTGATTTATCAAATCAACCAGGATCTTAAACAGCCTATTTGGAAAACTCGATATGATTGGTTGGCAATCGTCGGTCATTTTTTAGGAATACCTTTTCTTCAGAATCCACATACAAATATTTGTAGTGAGCGAGCAAACTATTTAAAATATATAGATCGTCGGTATGACCTCGATAAGACCTGTCCTGCTCCGAATGACATTAATAATTGGCTTAAAGAAACTCGTGGCTATAGTGTTTATGGCAAATTCGACCCAGAAGAATAGGAGGAAATCTTAATGACACTCAGACTAAGTAGTGGATTTATTGATGACATTCTGGAGAACCCAGGGATTCCCAAGGCAGCCGCGGTAGGAACAGTCTTTTCTTTCGTCGATGGTGGGGCAGGGAATGACCAAATTCATCGGGACTCGGGATCATTTGTCACAGATGGCTTTCAAGTTGGAGACTGGGTGCAGGTTTTTGGGGCAACTACTTCGGCGAATAATTTTTTAAAAAAGATTCTGGCCGTCACCGCTTCAGATTTGGACGTTGCAACAGGCTCAATTAATACGGCTGAAACATTTGCCGCGACGACATGTGTTGTTTCGGCAAAGGGCGGGAGTCTCATTGACCTTTTGAAATTCGGATACATCAAAATTTATACTGGTTCACAGCCTGTAAATGCGGATGCAGTTGAAACCGGAACACTCCTCGTCACTATTACAGACAATGGTGGGACACATAACACTGGGACAGGCGTAAATGGTCTTCAGTTTAATGATGATGCCGCCTCAGGAAGACTGAGCAAACTAACCGGGCAAGTCTGGAAAGGCAGTCCAGCGGCTTCTGGTAATGCCGGATGGTTTCGTTTTTATGCCCAGGAAGGTGTCGAGGGGGCAAATTCAACAGCTGTCCGATTTGATGGTGCCGTTGGGCTTAGTGGCGCGGAGTTGGTTGTCCCGACTCTGGCAATAGCCACAGGAACAGATTTTATAATCACAGCCTTTGACATGATACTACCGACAGCATGAGACTAACATACCCCAATACATTGAATCATTCGTATGCTGGATACCCCACGGTCTTGCGGGTCATCTGTGGTCCAAATATCACAGAGCTTAATGGGCCGTGGGTCGAGGGGTCTGTCATTTACTTTTTTCAGACTCCTTTATCCAAGGTGCAAATTGGCCCATATTTTGATGGAGCACTTTTGCCCGAATATAGCGTCCGATATTCAGATACAGGATCAGAATCTGATTATAATATCTTTTTGCGCGTTAGTGGACACGGTTTCTTTTATGAAGGAGACAGTGGTAACTGGAAGCTTTCAAATAATAAGATTTTTGAAATCGTTTCTGGATACAATGGGAAACATCTTGTATTTACATCCCAAGATTTAATCTACACGAATATTCCGAGAGACACGCCGATTCCGCCGAATCCACCACCAACGCCACCACCAAAACCACCACCGAAGGTGCCTCCGACTCCGGAGCCGCCTCCTCCGACGATGATTCCTCCAGATCATCAAAAAGTCCATGATATTCTCGCTAAAAATTTCTTTGAGAGATTTGCTCTTAATCAGATTTCGAGAAATACTTGGATTGGTAGAACGATTGGACGCTATTCAAAATATGAACCAGTATATGTAACAAGAGCTCGTGTCCCAATAAATAACATTACAGCAGAATATCTTCAAAATAATTATTATTACTATGCCGGCTATGAGGATGGATTCAATGATGTTACATATAGTGCCGTTCTATATTTTAATAGTCCATTAATAGCCCAAAAATATGTTGTATTTTGTAATCCGACAATAACATTTTTTGGGACAGAGTTTTTTATTGAAGATCTATTTGTTTGGTCGTCTCTTACATACCGTGGGATTGACTGGATTCGTTATCTTGATTATTAGAGGTTAAAAATGCCAAACAATCTGGATGACTTCCCATATTATCAAGAAGAAGTTCTTGTAAGGACTTTTGAGGAGTTTTCTGTTTTGAATCCTTCGAAACTTGAGCTATGGGAAGATTTGACAAATCCAGTAAATTGGGTTCCAAATAATCTTTTTTGGAACGGTGCTGAGTGGCAGTCAAAGGCTGGCAAAACAGCAGACTTTATTTTAACAAGTCAAGGTAATTTTTTTAAAAATAGATATCCCTATGCCGTTAGGCTAACATTTACTGGCCCAAAGTATTTTTATCTATATCTTTATACCGAAAATGAATACAGATATAGATGGGTGCTTATACCTTCAGGATATAAATGGAATATCTTTTACCCAATTTCTGGTGAGCTTTTTGAAACAAACTATGGCTATGGATACAGAATGGAGTTTGATGTCAGGGTTGATGATGCAAATTTTAGAGTCTCAAAAATAGAATTTATGATGTCACCAATCCAACAGGATCTTTCTTGGGAGTATAAATCTAATTATTTATTTCCAATAGAGAATTACTATGGAAGTAAGATTGCGATTTGGAATAATCAGCCTTTTGCTGTGCGTATTGGATATGGTGAAGATCTTTATAGTCTTTTTGAAATTCTTCAAGATGGGTCTATTACAAAAATTCGGGAGGGTAGTGACCCGGATGACATGCATGATAAGTATATTGTACCATTTCTCTTTAATAATAGAAAAGCTTTTATATCATCATGCCTCAAGACTAAATGTATCTTTGCTTATCAAAATTACGCCTATGATTGGGTTTTTGAAGAGATTTTGAATCCTCCGAAAAATCCAAATGAAGAAGCTTTTGAGCAAACGACCGGCGCATTTGCTATTGAAATGAGTTCGGATAATCTCTATGTTGCCTGTACAGATCTTCCAATAAGAATTTACAAACGAGCCGGGGATACTTTTACAAGATTAGGAGATCCTGACTATATCCCTTCTGGCATGAATGATGTTGATTTTTCAAAATCATCTTCAACGTATCTTGCTGTTGCTTTTACAGTTTATCCACACATTGTTATCTATAAACGCTCTGGGGACTCTTTTTCAAAATTAAGTGATCCAGCGACTCTTCCAACAGGAACAGGAAAATCTTGTACTTTCTCGAATGACGATCTCTATTTAGCTGTAGGACATGCTGTTTATCCTTATTTAACAATTTATAAACGGTCAGGAGACACATTTACAAAATTAAGCGACCCTGTTAACCCTCCACCAAGTAATGTCTCCGGTGTTTCTTGGTCATCAGATGGAATATATCTTGCGTGCTCTTGTAACACCTCTCCAGGTGTGGTTGTTTATAAGAGATCTGGGGATACTTTTACAAGATTAACAGATCCAGTTGGTGCCAATTCGAATAATGATGAGGTTGCATTTTCTCCTGATTCAAATTTTCTTGCTGTTGTCAGTGGAACAGCGAGTACTCTTTATTCAAGATCCGGGGACACTTTTACAAAGATGACTTTTCAAGGCCCATATTACGCGCAGGGAGCAGCATGGTCACCGGATTCAGTGTATCTTTTAATTGGCAGCTATATTTTTAAGAATATTGGCGGTGTTTTTACAAATATTTCATTAAATATAGATAAAGTTATAAACATCTCATCCAAACAAGCCGTTTCGGCAAATGGAGTCTATTTTTTATCTTTAAGCTCATATTTTCCTTGTATGGAAATTTATAAACGAACGGGCGATAATTTTAGAAAAATAACCCAAGGAGAGCAGCCAGAAGATTATCCTGGATATTTCACTCAGGCAATGGTAACTCCGTCTGGAGAGATTTATGCAATCTATAGGTGTGATACTTATTTTTCAATCTTTAAGCGATCAATTTTAGGACTCTGGACGCGAGAAGCCCGTTCCCCCTATTTAAGGATTCATACTGTTGGGATGATTTATTTAGATGAAAATGAAAAGCTTCATTTTGCTTATTATTCAAATGCAGAAGATGGTACGTCTGCATATAATTTACGGTATTCAACAAATGCTTCTGGAGTCTGGACAGATATCATTGTTGAAAAAGCTTCAGAAACAACTTGGACAGCAACAATTCAACCACATACTATAAAAACTTCTGATGGAAAAATTTTAATTGTATATAGTAGTGAACTATTAGTACGTTTAGCCACATACGAAAATGGCTCTTGGATAACAGAATATTTTCCAGTCCAACTTAAAGGATCAAATATTAAAATTTATTATAAGAATGAAAAACTGTACTGCTTCAATGAACAGGCACAATTTGCAATATATGACATTGCAACAAAGACTGTTGAATATGAATCTTTTATCTATCCACAGAATTATAATTCTTATCGGAGTTCCTTTGGACCAGATCTTAAAGACACAAAGTTTTGTGCCAGTATTTTTCCATATTCCAACGGGACAGAAGAAGAACTTTCTAAAATATTGCTATATGAAAGAGACTTCTAATGCCGACTTTTAAAGACTATTTTAAATTTTTAGAAAATAGTGGTGCCGCAGAAGAAGGCTCTATTCTCTGTTTCTTTGATTTTGAAATGGAGGCTTTTGGCCTTGATGCTAACTATGGACTTGTTTATTTTTCAGATTTTGTTATAGAGGCTCTCGGAGAAAATGTTGTAAAAGGAACAATTACACTCCCATTTTTTAGTGTTGATGGACGAAATGCTACAACAACAGAAATTCAGTTTCCACAATTCCAGATAGAGGCTGCTGGTTCCCAAGAGGTATCTATAGAAGTATATCTTCCAGCTTTGGAGATTTTTGCTAATGGATCGAATCTTCCAAAAGCAGTTTGTACTATGGAAGAATTTTATATGTATGCTTTTGGTGGGCCAGCTATAAATATTTATAGACTCTGCCATAATGAGAACTCGGGGCTATGATTCGAGAAATCCATAAAATGAAGAATGTGACGGTTTCTTTTCGCCGCGGCAAAGAATTAATTGTCGGGGTTGAAAAGAAAGTTCCGCTATCTTTTCTCAAAGAAAGCGATAGGATTCCAAAAGTCCTTTCAGATGGGACAAAAACAGATGTTATTGTAATCCCTAAAATGCGGAATCTAACATACTGTAATCAAGAAAATGGAGGCTGTGATATTCATAGCATTAGACACCGACCAGTTGTTGGTGGTGTTAGCTACGCTCCTTCAGATTCTGGAGCCGGGACTCTTGGAGTTTTTGTTAAAGATTCTTTTGATCAATCTATTGTTGCCTTAACATGTAACCATGTTATTGGCCCAGAATTAGGCCCTGGATCACTGCTACCTTTTTATTGGGTTTCTAATGTTTTAGATGTTGATATGTTACAGCCTTCACCGCTTGATGGCGGAGAATATCCACGAGATATGGTCGGAACCGGGAAGCGAGCTGTTGGAACGATTTTTGGCCCTGATGGAGTAAATACTGTTGATGTTGCAATCGGAACCTTAGAAGGTTCTAATATCTTTAGACCTGGTATCCAAGATCTTGTTCGCGGTGGAGTTTTTCCATTCGCAGAAAAATTAGAATATGCTGCTGGAAATACTGTCGAGAAGGTTGGCAGAACAACAGGCCGTTCGATAGGAACTATTCTTAGTACAGAAGCGAATGGAAATGTTTATTTTGGGGCAGAAACTCCTGAGAATACTGCTTATTATGAAAATGTCATTGCAATAACTGCTACTGAGCGATTTACATCTGGTGGAGATTCAGGCAGCGGTGTCTTTATCAAAACTGGTGGGCAGTGGAAATTAATCGGAATTCTTTTTGCCGGAAGTGACGATGGACTAATAGCACTTGTTTCACATATCAGTGACATTGCCGATCTCCTATATATTGAAGAATGGGATGGGGCTATTAATGTCCCAGACGGTAGCGGTGACGTTATTCTTGTTGACGGTGTCTGTTATTATAATGCTGAAGAAGAGGCAGCAGGGATAATCACACATTCTCCTGATCGCATTTTTGACAACTGTGAGGACTGTCTTTCAAACCAAAGTGCAAATACTCTTTTTGGGAATGTGATATGAGAACTCTTACTCCGAATACAAAAACAAAATCAAATACTCCTAAGGGAACACAACCCATTAAGATTTTGGAAATCCGTTGGGAGAGTGGAGTTATTTATTATAGTGAAGTAGACTACACTTTTAATTCACAGGCATGTAAGGTTGCGCTTATCCATGTCAGTGATGTTTCTTCATCCGGGAAGATTGGATCAAGCGGAGAAGTCGCGAGTATAAATTTTGAGCTTGATGATACAGACAGCTCCTTAAAGACTAAAGTAAACACTGAAATTCTTGAAGGAACTATTTGTGTCCTCTGGCACCATTATTATGATTTGGCTTCCAGTGATGCGACAATTGTCCACTATGGAAAAATGGCCGGGCCTTTAAGCTGGAGCGAGGAAACAAGAATCTTTTCTGGGAGTGTCGAGTCTATTCAAGGAAAGGGTGAGATTGGCTTTTCTCCTTCGGACGATCCAAATAATGACAATTATGTTGCTGATCTTTTAGCTTCAGCATATAATAGTCCTTTTCCAAGCATCTTTGGCTCCCCTTTAAGGGTGCCTACAGTCAGGATAAAGGAAGACCCCGCTGAATATGTTGTTTCTGTTTTTTCAACAGTAACAGTCTTTGCCGCCTATGCACATCGTCAATGTTACGGTGGAAAAGACGATGATCTTTTTATTGTTCCTGCTGGATTTTATTCAATCAGGAATGACACTATTGACAGCCATGCTGTAACAATACTATCTTTCCCGACACCTTTGAGTTCTATTAAAGACGGAGGATGGAGTGACGAGATTTTTGTTGATTGTGGCGGTGGCCTTTCAAGTAATCCAATATCTCAAATAGAATGGATTTTGGATACTTTTACAGATTTAAATATTGATTCAGCTTCTTTTACTGCTGCAAAAACAGCAACAGCTGTGACTCCTGCACATTATGCATTATTTACCCAAGAAGATGCTGTTCCTCTTTGTGAAAAGATTGCCTGGCAGGCAAGGTGTCTTCTTTTTCTAAAAAATGGCACAGCGTATATCCGGACGCTTTTCACTAATACTGTGACGGATGCAGCTATAACCCTAAATGAAACTAAGTTAAAAAGTGTAGAACTCTCTTTCACAGAGACAGAAGATATTGTGACTGTTTTTAATGCAAAATGGAAAAAAGACTATAGTGGACAAAAAGAAGCAGAACAAACAACCACTATAAAAAATAATCTTATACGCTATGGTGTTATATCGCAAGATTATGACTTTTTTATTTATACAACTTTGAAATCTATACAGATTGCTTCTCTTTTTTGGGCATACAGATATGCAAATTCTTGGAGAAAGATTGTTGCCCAAACATTTTTGACATCTTTAAAAACTGAAGCCTACGATCTGGTACAGTTTTCTCATCCAACACTCAGCACACATGCAATTCGTGGATTTGCGGAATCAGTAAAACACAATCTTGAAGATAATCAAATTACCATTGAGGCGGAGCTTGGCTCCAAAGCTGGAGATCATTCCGGAGGCCAGCCTATCGAGGATCCAAAATACTGGCTTGGTGGCGATGGCAAAACGAATGGATATAATGGCCCTATTGCTGCCAGACTCGCTAAATCTGAGTGTGATTCAGATTTAGATAAAACGATCTCAACGATGGAGGACACTGAGGGAGGCGTTAATATACATATTGAGTCCGGTAGCATTACACCATATAATGCCTATGAAATCTACTGGGTAGAAAAAAATCATCATAAAACGGGGACTGGAGATATTGATCTTTATCACGTTGGGACACCCAGAGATGATAATATTGAGCCAGGTCAGATTCTTTTTACAAAAGAAACAACAGTAGGATACTATGGATATGGCTTCCATGCTGGTGAAGATGTCTGGTGTAATTATGATTTAAATCCACAGAATCATCCTAATTACTTTGATAGTCCAGTTACAAAAATAGGAGACAATGTTGGAACTCTAAAAAATTCACAGGTTTTAAGCAAAAGCCGACAAGGGTTTGTTGTGCAGGGGATAAGTGGAGGAAAAGTTGCAGTTGAAAGTAGCTCTATAGATAAAAAACTTGAGAAACTTAAATCAACAGATCCAATTCCTCTTTTTTCTCCTGCTGAAATCTATGGATACGAAGAAGATTATACTCTTGTAAGGATACCATCTGCGGATAATCTTCCGCCCGGTAAAATTGCTTTTCCGGTGACGAGTTTGGCCGCCGGTGAAAAGGGCCGTGGATATAACGCTTTCGATGTTTCTCCATTTATCACTGGTGCAGCTCCAACGGCACTTGGTTCAGAATTTGGAACTCGTGCCGGAAGCACACAGCTTGAAGAAGGTGGAACCGGATTTGTTGCAATCGGTCGCAAAGGTGGAAGGAACCAATACCGCCCTTTCTGAGAAGGGTCGAATGTCTTTGTTTGTCATTCGACCCATCAATAGTAAGTCATGAGCCAGATACAACAATTTGGCATTTTAAAAACGGTAAGTGGATTAATCGAGGGTTGCTTTTTAAACAAGGTACTGCTACTATAAATACAAAGCCCTTTCAAATTCAACTACCAAGACAACGTTGGGGCCTTGAAAAAGGTTGGCATATTGTTTGGGCATATACTTCAAGTAACGACCGGCTTAGAATGCTAAGATTTAGGCATACTGGACAGAGGATTCCAGAAGGAAAATCCGGACACAGAACTCCAAATTATCTTGACGAAAATTGGGAAATTTTAGGTTCTACGGCTGGGCAAGGTTATTCAAGTGATGTGACATTTGGAGGAAAAGGAATCTATGATGAGGTTGCAGGTATCGTTTATGCCGATGACCGTTGGAAGTGGGAATGGGAACCCGGTGACTATTCAGAAACATTTTGTTGGGACGATAGATTTTATTCTTTTAGAGAATATACTATGGAGTATGGGTTTGCCCCTTCATCCGTAATGGACTTAATTCCACCATTCCCTGGAACATTAAATAGACTCGTTGGGGCTATATATACTGGTAAAAATAGTGAACATCAATATACAAGGCAACCAGTAATCTTCTATCCATCAAGTCAGTATGATGATGTTCCTTGGGCATATTCTTCAACAATTTCTATTCCACCTTTTGGGTCAGATTGGTCAATACCTGATTCGAGGGCCAGTTATTTTCCGTATAACATACACTGGCTCCGTTCAAATTTATTCTTTATAGCCTGTACATTTCATCAAGTGTATCATGCTGGTTCTAATCCAGAGACAAGCTACTGGTATCCTGTTTATGATTCTTATATTCTTTTTCAGGCTCCAAATAAATGGAGAGATTTGCCAGATCAAGTAGATAGTTCAAATATAAATTTTCTGAAAAATTCAATTTGGGACTGGGCATATGATGGTTCATGTGCCGAACCTGATATGCAATATGCGTATGTCCGGAGGAAAAGCGACGGGTCAATCTGGAAATTTAGAAACTGGAATCCTGTAACAGATGAATATACTGATTTTACAAATCTACCAATGGTTCCAACAAATCCTGTTCAGGGCGTCGAGTATGCAAGATTCTTTATGGATGGACCCCCAATACCAGGAAACGAAACATGGAACAATCTGATGCTGCTGAAGTAGTAGAAGAGCGCCGTAAGGTTGAGAGGAGGATTGCTCCGCCAATGGTACATAATTGCAAGGTGATTTGTGAGCCTGTCGATAAAAAGTTAGACGCCATTTGGCTATGTGTAAAACAAAAAACTTCTCAAAAGCTTTTCTATTGGTGCGTTGGTGGATTAGCTTTTGTTTGCTTTGTTCTACTTGGTGGAATGCTTTGGAGTTTCAAAGACATGCTGAATGATCTTAAAATCAGTGCAGCAATTAGTGTGGCCAAAACGGAATCCCTTGCCACTGAAATTCGGAATGCAACTGGATCAATGGATCGAAGAGTCGAGAAACTTGAGTCAAAAATCGAAAAATATCACAATAATAAAGGAGGAACACAATGAAAAAGTTTTTGGTATTTTTGCTCTTGGGGTCTTTGATTGCCTGTGCTTACACTGTCAAGTCAGAAAATCCGGTCACCGTCTCCAAAGGCGTGTATCTGGAGGCTTTGCATCAATTCAATGACCTGATAGTGACAGTCAACATGAGTCTCAAAAATACTCCAGAGGCTCAGCGAGCAGCCTTAAAAAAGGAGTATGACAAATATATTCTCCCTGCAAAAAGGGGACTGGATTCCTGGAAACTTGCTTTAAATATCGCGGATATTAATAAGGTTGCAGAGTCACAGCAGGCTTTCATGGAGGCGAAACAAGAACTAATCACATTCCTTTATATGCAATTCACTAAGTAGAAAGGAGGTAAAAAATGACCCCCACTCAATCGGCATTATTGTTGACCCTTCTCGGGACGGCTGTTGACAAAGCCTATGCTGCTTTTAATCACCAGCTCAACAAAGAAGTCTCTGAAGAAGAAATGAACGACTTGATTCTTAATGAACAGAAACGCCATGATCTTTTGATGGCAGAATATGAGGCTTTCTAATGGAGTGGATCGAACAACACCCAATCCTGATTGCCATTATTCTTTATTTTGCTGGTGGTGCGTCTGTTCTTCCTTTTATTAAATTTCTGGCAGACAAAACACCAACAAAAGTCGATGATGGAATTGTCCAGGCTCTGGAAACTGTTTGCAAAAATAGAGACAAAATTATTATTCCAGAGTTAGAAAAACGTCTCTCGACGGCACAGATTCAAGAAATCATTCGACTCAGGAAAGCGCGATATGCGATGGAGAATAAGACCAAACGGTGATCTTTTTGCTCCAAAAAGAGGGACTCCACCGTGTCCTCCGGAAGGATATTATAGAGACAGGAATGATCCGTTTTTGGCTCATCCCTGTCTCCCGGAGTGTGAAGCCAGATTTATTGGAACAGAAACACTCTCTTGTGGTAAGATTTTAAAAATCATCGAATGCTCAGAATTAGGGAGAGAAGTCTCACAAAAGGAGTGTTCACTATGCCAAAAGGTTGGATTCAAAAAGCCATTAAACGGCCAGGGGCTTTGACAAGAAAAGCAAAAGCTGCCGGGATGAGTATCTCCCGTTATTGTCAAAAATCAGGACTCTCGACAAGGACAAAAAGACAGTGAGCTTTGGCAAAAACACTTCGCAGGATGCGGAGTTAGCCAATAACACCGAAAGCAAGCATCTTTTTATATACTCCAGCAACAGATAAACAATCTGAAAGAGCATCATGTGCTCGGACAGTGGGAACATTTAAAATTTTACAAAGCCAAACAAGATTAGTTTTATTAAATGGTACTTTTTCATTATGATAGCCTGCTCTATCATTAAGATAGTGTGCAGCTACCATTGTATCATGATGATGATAATTAAAATACTGATTGTATAAATCTGTTCCAAGCCATCGCATAATAAAGGCTTTGTCAAAAGAGTAATTTTGCCCGAGAGGCATTAATTGTTTTGGAGTTCCATATTTTGTACATGGGAGATTAAGTTTTTTAATCCACTCTTCGAAATAGTCAATCGCCTTTAGCTTATCAATCCCTCTTAAAGTTAAGTCTGCAAGACTAAGCTTATTGTGTTTCATTGCCTCTGGATCTGCTCTTTCTGGAAACTCTGGGATAAAATTTAGATAAAAAGGAAGAACAGTTTTAAGCGGCTCAATGGTTGAATCAAGAGGAAGAATACAGATTTGTAAAATCTCATGATAAAATGGGTCCAGACCAGACGCTTCAATATCAATGGCACACAAAAGATGCCCGTTCCAGTGTTGCATTTTATTTTTCCTCCTTAGGGATTCTCGCTATTGCCGCTTTGATTTTTTGTCTTGTTTCATCTTTAAGTTCCTCAAGCTTTTTTTCCTTATATTCCCTAAAATTTATAACTTTTAATGGATTTCTTTTATCCACAAAACCTCCTTGGCTTTCTGTCTCTTGACAAGCCCCTCGAAACATTCTTTCCTGTTATTCTCTGTAAAAGAACAGCTGTCGATGCTAACGAATGAATCCCAGGAATATCTTGCGTCCCAAGGATGATTTTCATAAAAAGGATTTGAATAGCCCGAAAGGGCAACAAAACCTTTTAATCTAAAAATAAGATTTAGTAAATCTTCGTGGTCTTTTCTCAGGATATTATGTTTAAATGTCCCTTGGTGGGTGTCAATATACGGAGGATCAAGATAAAAAACTGTTTCATATGAGTCATAATCTAAGAGACAATCTCTCCAGTCTTGATTTTCTATCTGGACTTTTCGGAGTCGTGCATGTAAATCTGGAAAAATATCTAAGCTGTTGGCAATTTTACCAGAAATTATTCCGGCGGCCTTGGTTGCCCTCCCAAAATTTCTACCAAGACTTCCAAAACTGTATCGAACCATATAATACCATTTTGCTGCCCTAATGACTGGATCGGGTTCGTCGCACCAGGTCATCTTAGCTTCAACAAAATCTTCTCTACTATGTGGACAAAGAGAGAGATAGTCTATTAGTTTTTTGTAGTTTTCCGGATGCCTTAAGCATCTATAAAAGTCTACAACCCCGGCGTAACGATCATTCAAGACTTCTAAGGTAACAGGTTGACGAGCGAGAAGGAGTGCTCCTGATCCACCAAAGGCTTCAACATATGTGGGTTTATAGGGAAGATGTTTAAGAATATTTGGAAGGCTTCTCGTTTTTCCTCCTGGGTATCCAAACGGAGCCTTTAAAATATTCTGGTCTCTTGGGGCTGTTGATTGCCTATCAAGATCATTAAATAAAGTCATCAAGTCGGACATTTTTGTATTCTCCAGCGTAAATAAGAATGTCATTCACATATTTTTGATTTTGCAAAATCCCGTTATCAATGTATCTTGGATAACCAGAATTATAGGCCGCAATCCCATTTGTGATTCCATATTTTTTTATTTTAATTGAAAGGTGCTTACATCCGTATGTTAATTGAGTTTTAAGATCCGGAAAAATAGTCGAGAGCCAGCCACTATATCCATATTCTCTAAAAACGGCTCCCATGACTTGCATAATGCCAATACTCATTTTTTGAAAAACTATCTCAGTTGCAAGCGAACAGTTTTCTGGTTTTACTTTTTCAGGAAAATACAAATATTTGTATACTGGCTCATATCTTGCAGCAAATTTATTGAGACCTGACTCTCGCTTACAAACACCGTATACAAGAGCCGGGTCCAAATTGTAACTTTCTGCAATCTCATTAATCATCTTTTTCCCTCCAGTTTAAAATACTTTGTCATATATTTTCTAAGAAAATGATCACGTTCGGAATTTTTTGTTGAAGGATTCCCTCTCAGATTTTTAAAATCAATCATGAGTAAAACTTCTCCGCGCTGCCACTGTCTTAGAAGAATTCCTTTTTGCTTTATTGAAGCATGTGTACTTTTTAGCCATTCGTAAATGACTTTAGAGACAATCTTCTGCTCCTTTGCAAAGCGATATGTTACATTAGACTGCATGTTCCCTTTATTCTTCCTACCGCCCATACACCAGCCTCCTGCTCAACTTCAAGATGTTTGATTCCTCGAATATTTACACCAATAAATTTACCATCCGGAAGGCACACGTATTGGGAAAACTCATGCTCGAAGCCATACATGAGCTGTTGTCTTTCGTGTTCTCTAAGTGAATCGAGTATTTCTCTAATTGTTTTCATTTTCAAGGTAGTTATCTTTTAAGATAAATCTCTGTCCCGGTGGATCAGAATCATCTTTCCAGGCGATGTTTCCAATATAGAATTGACCAGTTCCATGATGTCTTCCATATGGAAAGTTTGAAGGAAGTTCCCGCCGCGTCCTAATTTTAGACCACATTGAAGCGTCACTCGGGTCAAGTGATTCATTAAATCTTTCATAAAACTCTGAAAATTTTATCATGATTCCAGGCTTTTGAATACACTCGTCGGCCATAAATCGTTCAAGAGGTGTCTCATTAAGTTTTTGGAGCATTAACTTATCTTCGGTTTCAATAACAGGTACATTTAATCTGTCCACAGATGGTGGTATATCCAAATTCATTATAGCCCCGAGAAAGTCACTCGCTTCTTTTTCAAGAAGAGGAATAAGCCTTTTCTTAGGGATTAAATCAAGAGGATCTAAAGGTTCAACGTATGCCATCGTAATTCGAGTGTCCCCTTGGAAGATCGGGCAAGCCTGATGATTATTGGAGCACTGAATCCAGTGGGTAGTGTTAGGGATATGGTAAGGTGTTTTTCCTTTACAGTGTACCAAAAGATCGCGACTTGTAACCCAATCCTTAATTCTATTATAGGCTTGCTGGTTTTTACGGAGATCTGTCTCTTCCACAACGCAGATAATAGATCCCTCAAGCTCTGCATTAAATCCTGCTTGGGATATAAGAGCAGCATCTGCACGTTGATAACCTCGCGTAAGCAAAAGGGAAAGAGCCTCATGAAAGACTGATTTTCCAGTTCCTTGCTGCATTGAATAAAGAAATAGGTATGGGAGAGGTTCATGTGGTTCCTTAAAGAGAGAAGCTATCCAACATTTAAGATAGTCTCCGCCGGTTAAAATACCATTTGCTTTACACCACCCGTTCCTTCTTATAGCATCATTAAGACCATTCCCACAATGATCCAGAATTTTTTTCCAGTGAGGATAATGTAAAGAATCACTATATTGAGAAGGAACAAATCGCAATCTTGCCGCATTACGATTCCACTCTCTGTCTCCAGGGTATTCAGGCTGAAAGGGTTTATTGACAATATTCCAGCATTTAAAAACACTTGACCCAAGAACGTTTGTTATGTCTTTTGTATTTAGTCCCATCGCCCCAAGAGCAACTCTAATATGGGCGAGGGGTTCAAGTCTCCAGATATTGTCACTCTTAATCATCCACCCGTAATCTTCATTTGTTGTTGTAACCAAATGTCGAACAAGATCATCGTAGCTTTGATGTTCACTTTCATTCGGGGAAACTGATTGAAGATTTTGAATCTTAACCCAAACCTTTCCTTTCTTTGGAAGCCATCCGCTCATTTCTTCGATGCGGTCGGCAGCTTTATATTCGATTTCCGCAATCAATCGTCCATCTTTATGCAAATTTAACTTTGTTTCTCTTCCACGCTGTGGTGTTCCAACATTTAGATGGACACCTAAAGATTGGGCAGCTTGAATAGCACTTTCTGCTTCTCTAAAAATAAATCCTCCTGAAGGGTCTTCAATTCCTCCGAAGCTCTTACAGGCGGAAGCAAACGTTGGTGGCCTATTTAAGTAACATCGAGTCCATCCGGCCCCATCCTGATCCCAAGAATCGTGTTCTTTGACGCCTGGAGTGAATCTTCGAACAACCCACCCACCTTTGCGTAATGGATATGCAAAAACATTCTGCTCATTTAAATTTGACGCCGGACTATTTGTTTCAAAAATACCTTTAAGACTTAAGGCTTCATGTGCGCGTTTAAGACATACTGTATGGGTTACAAGAGCATGGTAATCTTGATCCCACCACCAAAGTGCATTTTCTTTACTAAGATAGTCTATTAATTTTTTGTGTTCATCATCAAGCGGTACTCTTGGATACTGCCCGGATAGTTCTTCGAAAGAATCTATTGACTCTATATTTTGAGGAAGATTTTTTCTACGGTGACCAGTTATAACTTTAATATGATCCCGCCAATTCTTTGGCGTGTCATAAAAGATTTCACCCTGTTTTATTACAGTGAGTCCATCTGTTCCTTGCATCTTTCGATGCCAGACCCACATATTTCCGCCGCATATATCTACTTGATTTTTAAAATCTTGTCCTGTGATTGCAGACAATACACCTATTATGGCTCGACCAAGCGCAGCATGTTCATTATGATTTTCTGTTGGGACATTGTCTAAAAAGACATAAATATGCAAACCAGTTCCACTGGTTGATTTTCGAATCGTAACCCACGGAACCTTAAAAGCCGTTTCCTTAATTTGGGTTAACTGTATCTCTGTTAATTTTTTACTATGCTTATCTGAATGTCCAACGATGGCATCAAAATCAAAAGCAACCCAACAGCTAACTTTTTTAACCCAATTCCATCCAGTCATCCCGATTCCCTCGACATGTTCTTCGAGGGAAAAAGACATATCAGAATCGAAGTATTCTGGATTTGTTGAAGCATTTCTTGGAATCCGAAAAGGTTTCCAAGTCGTTAAGTCGTCTGTCCAGCCCCGCCACTTACGACCTTGAAAATCTCCTTCAATTCTGGAGCCACCGTCTTGGGCAACGTTGACTTGGCACTCCATTTCGTATGAATAGAGATTTGCTAAATCAGGATGGGTCTTCGCAGTTAGAAATCTTTTTATGGCTTCTGTTTTAGTTGGCATAATCTCTTGATTTGTCAAATCGATTTTTTTAATTTTGATTTGATTTGCAGAACAGTTATATAAATCAAATCATTATATGGTAGGATAAAGCGAGCTATATTTATATATACGGTTTTTACTACTTTTTGTCCGTTAAAAAATTTTTTGAATAATTCTGAATACTTACTATTTACTTACTGACTACTTTTTAATTACTTCACGTTTTCAAGAATGAAGTTATCAGAAAAATATAGAAGAACTAAAAAGCAGTTAGTCATAAAACGGCAAACGGCCTATATATAAGGTAAAAAAACTTTTGGGACAAAAAGCGGAAAAAACCGTATATATAAATGGATATTCCCTACTTTACGATTATGGAAATCAAATCATGATTTGATTTCCATAATTGATTTTGGGAATCATTTATTAAACGGCCTCGGGGCCAAAAATCATTTACAGGAGGTAGTTTTTATGGGAGAACTTCGTAAGGTTTTGATTTCGCAGATCAGGGAGAACCCGGTGGCCCTACGGACTGTGAACAGACAGTCCGAGGACTATCTGGGACTGGTCGCCTCAATCCGAGAAAAAGGATTCATGGGCGCAATCACGGTACGGGCGCGCACGGATGAGGAGACGAAGGAGGAGTATTTTGAGCTGGTCGACGGCCTTCACCGTTTCTGTGCTTCAAAGGACGCCGGGATTTCGGAAATCGGCGTGGACGTGGTTCCTCTCAATGAGGATCAGGTTCTCGAAGCCCAGATTGTCGCCAACATCCACAAGATCGAGACCCGGCCGGCGGAATACAGCCAACAGCTCAAACGCATCCTCGCGCGCAATCCCCTCATGACCGAGGCCGAGCTGGCCCGCAGATTGGGGAAATCAGCACAGTGGATTTCTCAGCGTCTCGGACTCAACAGCATCGACAACACCACAATTCTCGAACTCATCAACAACGGTCAGATCACCCTCTCGAACGCCTACGCCTTGGCCAAACTCCCGCCCGAAGAAATGGCGAACTTCATCGACCGCGCCATGACCCAGGCTCCGGATGAGTTTATCCCACTGGTTAATAGCCGGGTCGCCGAGATCAAGAAGGCGAAGCGCGAAGGCCAGGATGCGGCGCAGGTTCAGTTTCAGCCGGTGGCCCATCTCCGGAAGCTGAAAGAGCTGAAGGACGAGATGGAGAAGAAGGAGATCGGCCCGGAGCTGGTCAAGATTTTGAAAATCAAGACTCCGGCAGATGCCTTCAATGTCGCGATTCAGTGGATGCTGCATCTGGATGCCCAGTCGGTTGAGCTCCAGAAGGCAGACTTCGAGGCCAGAGAACAGGCCAAGAAGGACGAGGCCAACAAGCGGAAAGTCGAACGCGAGAAGAAGCGCGTCAAGGCTGCCGAGGAAAAGGCCGATTACGCCCGCAAGGCGATGGCAAATGCCGAAGCCACCACGAAAGGGGAACCCCTCCCGTATCCCGATCTCAAGAAAGCCGCAGCCCCGGAAGCCCCGGCCCTCGTCACCACTTAACCCTAACGCAGAAGACTCCGTTGGGGTCTTCTGCACTCTTTAAGAAGGAGATTTCTGATGGAAGATAAAACCTTGATTACGTTGCCGAAGGGTGAAGTTCCGACAGTCTTCAATGAATCGGATTTCGACGAATCAACCAAAACCGGAGCATATCTCCCGAGACTCCAGCTGATGACTTCTTCTTCAGACGTCTGCAAAGCGGGGGATTTTCCGGTGAATCATTTTGCACTGGTCAGGGATCAGAACTACAAGGATCTCGGCACCGAAGTCAATCTGCTCGTTCTCGCCTGGCGTCCGAAGGCGTTGCAGATGGGCGACGAAATCATTTCTGTCTTTGATACAAAAGACCCCGAATTTGCAAGGATTCGCGAACTTTCTACGGTGAAAGACTCCAAGGCCATGTATGGGCCGGAATATTTGGTCTGGATTGGTGGCGCGGAATGCTTCGCGACATTTTTCATGGGGACAAAATCAATGCGGCGTGAAGCCTCGGTTGTCCAGGATCATCTGGAGAAGAGTATCACCCTCAAACCCGCAAAGATTCAAAATTCCAAGTATACTTGGTTTTCCCCGAAGGCTGAACGCTGCACAACAATCTTTCGGCTCCCTGAGAACGAGGAGCAAGATCAGATGGAAGAGGAGTACAAGAAATTCATGAGTCCTCCGAAGAAGACCGTTGAGAGAGTCTCTGAGGAGGAAAAGTCCGACCGCGTACGGTAAAATCTATATGAGCGGGGGACTTCGGTCCCCCGCTGGGCCTATTATGAAAATTTTACCATTAGCAGTAACCCAACCAGATTGGGAAACATATATTAAAATGGTAGAGACGACTCTGGGGTTTAGTCCGAGTGTCGGATTGGGCAGGACTTTTATAAAAATGGATTCACCTGTTGCATATTTAGCAACTTTAGATTTTGAAAATCGTCCACTCCAACATTTAAGACGGGGACATTTTTTAAATAGTACTTTTGAACATTTTAGTGTAAGTTTTATTTGTTCCCTCTCCCCGACTCTCACCGCAGATCTTCTCACCAAATTCTCTAATCTTAAATTTCTTGTCCACAAAGGCCCAACCGAGTATCTTATTATTGTTACAGCTTCAATGGCAGATTGGTATGTAGCTGTTATCCGAGGTCTTAATGTCTCACAAGACAAAGAGATCAGATTCTTTTTTCATAATCTTTTTGCACTCTTTAATATTTTAGGTTTTAAAGAAGTGTGGGGAGATATTGAGAAAAGTGAAGGGAAAGACGGCTATACTGTCATTGGGGATAAGTACGCAAAAAACTAAATCCGATTTTAAAAATCAAGGGCTATTATGGT